ACTGCCATTGGAAGGTACTCGGAGCGTGGCATCTGCTCAAGGTTAAGGTCAGTCACCTCAGCACCGTTAGCAAGGCGCTCTGCCCACTCGTTACGTGCTGTGAGTGCTGTGACGGTGCTGTAGGACTTGAGACCGTTAGCATTGAAGGTGACACGCTTCTGGAAACGCTTGACGACAGTGCCAGACTCTTCAGCGATGAATGCCTCAGGGAAGAAATCAACGGTGGTGACGAGTGTGGTGAGTTGCATGTCTGGTTCGTTTGGTATGAATATAGTATAACCCCTCCAGGGGCATCCTGAAGGGGTCGTGTGACACTATGTAAGGTGGTTACCTCAGAAGTCTGCTAGAAGGTCTTCTGGTAGGGTCTCAGGTGTCTCCCACAATTCTTGTTCACTCATCTCACGGATGATACTTTCACGGAGCTCGTAGTCATTGAAAATGTCGCCTTCAAATTCATTCATGATTCAAATACTGGGATGATTTCGGTTTTAAGGTGTTGTGTCTTGTTGATGTGTTGCTCCCACTTGGAAGCATCATCAAGATTGTAGAATACTGCTTGTTCCATAACAAGTTTCTTCTTCTTGGGCGTCATGTACACTACAGCGTACTTCATAATTAACTTCGGGAGTGATTACCTACAACGGGAACAACATGTTGCATGTCATTCTTGGATACAATCATACACACATTACGTGCTGGATCGTGTTCAAATACTTTGATACAAATACTACATGTACCTGTCTCTGGATCACAAAATTTGACCCATCCATGAAAATTTTTAAATGTTACTTCAGTTCCTACTGGGAACATGTCTACTTCCTCTACTGTGTTCTCTTGACCAGGCATCGGAGCAACCATAATAATTCTCAGGTGGGGTTGGTTTAACAATCATACTCTTTATTTACCATGTCGCTCATCTGCTGTTGCAACTCTTCAATGTAACCATCTTGAATACAAATCAGTTCATTTTGATCTTTGATGAGAGATTTCATCTCATCAACCATTGCAGTTTCTGCTTGAGTCATGTTGTGATGTGGTATACAACCATAGTACTTATATCAATATGGTCTGTCACCCTCTGGCAGACAGTTCCACAACTGGTCGTAAACAGCAGCGTCATTAACATCATGTAGTACCATGGATTTTCTAACGTTATCGAGATGACATACAATCACCATATCCATTAGGAAACGAATCTGTGAAGTTGTCAGTGGTACATTAATAGTTTGATTTGTCATAATTCAGTCTAGAGTGTGGTCCTCGGTCAAATCCTACCATCTGATATCCTTCACGAAGGGCCTGTATAATAATATTATCGTATGAGTGTGAATGAAGAGGAATATTACGATGAAGCAGATAGTCCTCACAATCTTCTGATAGTGCTTCCTTCATTTCATGTGATAGTGACTCAAGATCAAGCATGGTAGTTAGTATCTCTCTGGAAGATTTAGGTCTATGTCTCGGTATCCTAACATCAATTGCTTCAAATTTACTGCTTTCTCTAGATTTTCTTTATGATGCTTAATAGTATCATCGATACATGATAGCATTTCTTCGTAAGTACGTCTGGCATCTACCTTAGAATCATGTAGATAGTCTTCGATAGCATCTTGCATTCTGTCCTTACGTTGTCTAGAATACTCAGCACTCCAATCAATTTCACTCATAGTGTTCTCCGTGTCATAGTATTATACCACATTTTCACCACGACCACATCACCCATGAGTATCGTGTACCTTTCGTAACAGGTTTAACTTCATGTGGATAGAGAAATACAGACGGGAATACAATACAATCTCCCTGCTTCAGTTTAATCTCTTCATTACATAACATGAACTCTCCACCCTCATAGTCATCATTAAATACTCCAACAAAACTAAGCACAGGAATACCACGCTTCTTTCCATCAAATAAACTATGAATGTGATCTATATGTAGTTTTATACTTTCTCCCTCATTATATCTGTTAAATCGAATCCCAGAATAATATGCTGATGTATCACCAGGCTCTCTATGATCATCATAGTATTTGTAAACAAATTTTAAAATAGGATCCTTCATTGTATTTTGTAATTCAGAATCATATGTTGTATCGAAATCTTTCCTATAAACATATTCAGATGTATCATTCTGAAACCATCTATGAGGTTGCCATTTATGTTGATTCAATTTCTCAATGTACCATTGACATTGCTCTGGCGTAAAAACATTACCAACCATCACATAATCTGATAATTTATCACTCATTAGTTTCACCAAGATCTTTTTGTATTTTTTTGAATCTTTGCTTAAGTTTCCAATTTTGATATTTGATTACTGTACCAAAAGTTATAATATAATAGTATCTCTTGAGTTCTAGCATTGATTGTCGAAATTTTAAATCTAAATACATGCCAACATTTGGATCAACAACAATCAACAACATCACAATAGCAAATATTGACAGTAATACACCGTAGTATATACTTACCATATACACCTTTTAGAAGATCTTGGAACATTTATGGCAACAAGATATGGTTCTTTATTAACCATGTTTATTTCATGACGATAAAGACAGTTCCACAGAATTTTTTTATGTCCTCCTGATACTTTCACTCCTTTATGAATATGATAGTGATCAACAGGAAAACATAATACTGTTCCTTTCTTCGGTGTTACTGTCAACTTATCATTCAGGAATCGTGTTTCGCCACCATCAAAATCATCATTTAAATAGATTATGTAAGAAAACTCAGCATGATCATTTGGTGATTGATCTCCATGCCATTCATATGAATCACTCTCATTATACATACGAATTATATTTTTTCCTTTCCAAACTTGAGTTTTGGAATTACCCACGGAAAGCAATTGATGTTTGTCCCATTTATAAAAAATTACTGGATTTTCTCTTATGTAATATTCATTGGCAGCGTTAATCCATTTCCACCCCATAGAATCTAGATCAGGGTGATTATCAATCACATATGTATCATTATCCCTTCCTTTACTTCGGAAAGTTTCTATAAGTGAAGGATCATAAAACTGAAACATACCAAGAAAGTGATCAATTTCATCATCTGGTATAAAATTTTCCAGTTCCCATATGTATTTTGTATGTTTTACTACATTCATACCAGAAATGCCTCCAAAGCACCGACGTAAGGTTTCGCCTTCTCAGGGTATTTAACAATAACCAATTCAGTCTTATCGTAACGCTTGGTGCCAGACATTTGGTAAGGGAATGTAAGATACCTGAACTCAGTCCATCCCTCATAAAGATTACGTACACTGTCACTATTATCATAGGACATCACAAACCCACCCTTGTGTTGCTTCAGTGTCTCACAGAACTGTTCATGGTTAAATGATTTGTGAAGAGCACCATCTTTACCATAGTAATGACTCACAGTCTCATAATATGGTGGGTCCAGGTACAAGAAGTCATTTTCATGTGCTGGGATGGTGTCGAAGCAACTGCCATAGGCAAACGACACGTTGGGAGCATGGAAATTCCTAAGTTTATTCACACCCACTAATCTGAACTCTGCTCTACTACGAACAGTAGAACATCCGATCTTACCTGAGTACGAACCCTTGATTGTAAGGTAGAATGAGAGTGCTCGCTCCCACTTGTCCTCACTATCTAATCCTGGAAGGAATGATTTGTAGTGATCACTGTCAACTAGTGGAAAATGCTCCTCTGCCATGTCGGCAAGGATAGCAGCACCACCATTGCCCACCACAATTTCCCAGAAGTCTGCTAGTGGGCGAAACACGTCATAACCTTGGACCTTGACGCCCTCACTGGCGATCAGCATTTCAGTGCTGCCGCCACCCCAGAAGGGTGACACAAGATATTCAATGCCAGGATTGACATCACGAATGATCTTGATCAGATCTTTCTTCATTCGATTCTTACCACCAGCATAGCGGTAGAGAGAATGATTAGTTACTTTTTGAGATGGGGCCATGAATAGGTGCTACGAAGAACTTTGGCAGTAAACTTATCTCTATTATATCCTACAGGTTGGTGATTTGACAAGTCTAGACAGTCACACATAATAGATACGTATGTGTCGTTGTTGATTCTTCCGTTGACATAACTAGAAGCGGCAACACGTATAGCACTGAACATCTGTTGTGCTAATTCCTTGTCACCATACAAGTGTTCGTGTAGAATAGTATTGAGAACTGGTTTGTAGTTGCCTTGACTACCACCAGAACGTACTTCTCCCTTCTTAGTTAAACGAAATGGTTGTAGTGATGACATACCAACATTACGCCACATGTATTTCTCATAACGTTTAGCACACATAGGAGCAAACTTTGCCAGATCTTCCTCATCCATAGCGAGGATCTTGACCTTCTCTTTCTGTCCTTTAGCAGATGCTTTGAGAGTATCAGCATACCAACTGTTAAACTCTGTCTCTCCTTTGTCAGCACGTTTCTGCCAACGATCAACAAACACCTCCATGGTGGATTGTTTACGATTCTCGTTGACATTGTACAGAGTCAAGATCATATTATCTGGATGATCTCCACCGTTAGGTGAGATATGCTCAACTTGTAAGTCAAGAATATGATGTGGTCCACTCAAAGTATAAGCACACTTACGATCTTGCTTCAGATACATTTGACACAGAAGAATGCCACGCTGTTGTGTAGGATTATCTGTCAATGATTCACTGACTGGATCCCACCAACCAAGGTGACCCTGCTGACCAGACTTACGAATCATGGCACGATCAGCTGTAGACTGAGAATTATAAAAGATAGATGCTTCTTCCCATGATACTTCAACAGTATTTACTTTGGATCGAATAGCATCACCACCAGATAGTAGAGTCTCTTTGTTATCCAAGAGACCCATAGTTTGATGCCAATCGAGAATTTGGTGACCAGGGATACGAGTTGAGATCATCAGACAGTGACGGAAACAGCAGGAAGACCCTTGACGAAGATAGTCTCGACAAGGTTTTGGAGACGTTTGATAGTGTGAGCACCGTAGTTCTTGAAGACAGGTACGATGACCTTGCCACAAGACTTACGGTACATGTCGAATTTGCCTGGGATAATCTTACCACAAGCAATGTCAGCAGCGTCGTCTTTGTTAAGACGTATGACACGACCAACAGTTTGTGCCATTTGGATGACATCGAGTTGACGAAGGAACACACAGTGTGTTAGACCATGAACGTTGATGCCTTCAGACAGGATGCTATAGTGGAAGATCACAAACTTACGGTTTGGATCCTTACCCCAAGCATTGAACGTGTCGAAGAACTGCTCACGGTTGACCTTAGTCTTGTTCACATAAGCACCATACTTGCTGGTGATGTGGAGCACATCATAACCCTTCTCATGGAAGAAGTCAAGAACAGTTGTCTTGGAAAGCAGATTAAACATGATCTTGCTGCTAGGAGCAGCGATCAGGATCTTGTTGCCATCAGCATCAATGTCTTCAATTAGATTGGTGAGTGTGTCTTTGTCAGACTCATAGGAGAACTGACCCTTGACTCGCTCGAAGTCAACCTCATAGGATATAACCTCAGGAGCAAGAATGCTGCCGTTGTTGAGCAGTTCAGGAGCAGGCACATTCTCAAGCACAGGACCATATACTGTGCTATTGTTCATGCCACGTCCGTAAGCATTACGAGTGTGCTTAGGTGTGGCGGTAAAGAAATAGTAGGACTTAGACTCAACATTGAGTACAGACTCAAAGAAATCACGACGGACAGCATTGTGTGCCTCATCGTAATAGATACAGTCAATATCAATGTCAGACTCTACAATACGACGGAGACTGTTGTATGTGGTGAATATAATCTCATGAATACCAGCAGTCTTACAGACAGCATGATGGCACTGAATCTGTTGAACTTTAGTGCTGCTAGCGAAAGAAGTCTCACCACTATGAACGTGAAACATCTCAGCATTTACAGTACCGTTGAGAGCAGTCCAGAACTCATCACACAGTTGGTTTGCCAGCAGAATACGTGGGGCGACCACTACAATAGTCTGTGGCGTGGTGGCAGCGAGCAAACGACGCTCAGTGTCTTTGATCATGACAAGAGTCTTGCCACCACCTGTGGGGACAATGACCTGACCAAAGGAATTGTTCTCAAGAGCAGCAAGTGCTCGCTGCTGGTGAGGACGAAGGGTGAGCATGAATGCCTTGCTGACTACCCTATTATTATAGCAGAAAACCGCCCTTGTGGGGCGGTCTAGTCCAGTTATGGAAGTGGTTCTGGTGTTGGTTCTCGGAGTCCAGTCATCCCATCATTTCCTCTAACATACAATCCATTACTAAAAATAACATATTGAATAAAATAGTCAGTATCATCTGGTTTACTATTGGGAAAATTCTCTCTACAGAAGTCATCTGCTGACTCTTCAGTAGTAAATTCTACAAATGTAAACTCATTGTACAATAGTTTGTCAAATATTGCTGGATTCTCAGACTGCATATTCAAATAATATGCTGAATAGATAGAATTTGCTTTAGTAGCATCATCAACACCATCTGGTCCAATAGTTCTCAATAACACAATAGAAGATTGAGTTACTTCACTATAGTGCTGAATCCACTCCATAAAGTTTCTTGTAGTTAAGTACATAATATTACTCCGTGATATTCAAGTTTTCAATAACAGCACCAGATAGACCTTCGTTAAGACTATACTGGTTAATTTTATCCCAAATTTGCTTATTTAATGGCAATCCACCTTCATCTTGGCGTTTTTTGGCAAGAATAGCAGACTGTTTAATACTGCCAACGATCTCAGCGGTAGCATACGATCCAGTTTCATATACATTAAATTTAAAATGCTGTGGAACAGATAGATAAGGTGTTTCGTGATCTGGATCCAATGCATGATAAGCATAAGGATCAATAGGCCAATTGTATTCTTCATCCCAGATGAGATAGTCTAGCAGATCATCAAAATCTTCTGGTGCTTTAATATTTTCTCTCAAATATGTTCTGTAAGCAGACCACATTTCTAGTTCGTCACTAAACTTTTCCGTAGCATCTGATAGTTGTGACCAATCAGAACTACGAAGCAATTTTGTTTGAAGTTCGTTCTTTTCTTCGGATGTTGTTACTATATATTCTGTTCTAGTAGCAACATCAATAATTGCTTTAGACTTTACTATTTCAGTATCAATTTGTTGTACGGCAAGTGCTGCTTTCAAAATGTCAAATAGTTCTTTAACCTGTCCAGCAGTGAGATCATTTTTCTCATATCTCAACCATTTTGATTGTTTTGTAGAAAAATCAAATTTCAATTTTTCCTTTTCAAAAATATGATCGCCGTCTTCAAAAACCGAAAAACTTACAATTCTATCATTTTCATTAGACCACTCATCTGGAAGATTACTATGTAAATTAGTATTAATCTGAGAGTCCAATTTAGTAGCGAGATAAGTCCACTCTCCATTTTGCTTCACCCGAATAACCATTAGGCGATGTAAAGCATCCCATTCTATAATAGGTTTTCTTTCTTCGGGTGGTAATATTTTTTCAAATTGAAAATCGTCTGGATTGAACGCCATTTCTACTAAGGTCGCTTTATTTACTATTTAGAATGCTTTAATCATCCACTTTGTCCAAACATATGGAGTAACCATAGGAACTTGGTCTTGTGGAGAAAATTCAGGAACAGGAATTAACTGTTTGGTTTGCTGTAATGTAAATGTGCCAGGTAAAACTTGAATACCAATATCAAGAGCAGAGAATTCAAGATCAACTGAACTATTCATGCCACCAGAGAAACTATTCAGTTCTGTACTGCCAGTACCACCAGTTTCATTATTACCATAACCGTAAATAGCGTCGTCATCAATAGCTGTTAATGACACATAGTGATTATGCTTTAGTTTGTTAACGGGACTGTAAGAACCAACAGTAACTACTTTTTCTGGGATATCTACAGTAGAAACAAACTTCTTAGCAGTAGAAGAACCAACAGCACTTGTTGTTCCTGGGAATGGTTGACTACTCAAATCAATATAGTCATTAATTTCATTATAGTTACTTGATCCTGAAGTGATTCCAGACTGTACAATTGTAACATTTCCAAATGAACCGGCATTTTTTGTACCTTCATAACCTGGGTTTACGTCATTAGTCCATTCTTCGATACTTCCATCCCACCAACCACTCTCATTACAACCAGTAGAATCAGGAACATTAGCAGAAGTAAGATCATAATCATCAGTAGCATATCCCCATAAGTTAAAGGAGAATTGACCTGCAGATGTCGGCGTGTTTACTGAACCTGATCCTAAGTCACCATTAGCAACAGTAGGGGACGTAACAGCAACACTATATCCGCCATTGCCACCCCAATTAACTCTACCTTTAAATCTACCTGGGTCAGGAACACCAGAAACTAAGTCATGGAAGTGTAAAGGAACATCATAAATCTTTTCTGGTTTCAATCCAACAGGACATGTTGCTTTACCAGTACTAATAAACTCAATAAGACCAGAAACATTAGAATAACCAGCAGTTGATACTTGAGCAATACCAAAATATTCAGATTCTTGTGCTGGTTGACCAGTAGCAGGTGTAATAACTTGTTCTAGTTCATCTACACCAGGGTCACCAAGAGTATCAACATACCACATACCACCAAATGCTCCCGGTTCTTGATTACCAGAAGATCCGGATTGTTTTGTTTTAGTATATTCTGGAGCTAAACCAGGAGATGCAGAAGCTGTACCATCAATAACACCTGTACCTTTGACATATTTGTTTCTATAGTCAGGCGTTCTAAAGAATGTAACGCTGCCAACTACTTTAGCACCATAATCATATCCAAGAACCGAATATAACAACGGATAGTCTTCCGGAGAATAATATCCACCATCACACCACACCCAACTCGGGAATCTAGAATCTAATTTACCATCAAGTTTACCCCAAAAATCACTCTCAAGAGCATCTTGGAATACAGGCATAATTGTTCCAACAGGTAAACCATCAAATTTAGTATTGAATCTAATCTGAGTACCACTGAATGTATTGCCAACATACTTACATGGAGTAATAGAACTGTACCACTGACTGCTAATAGGATCTTGTACATTAGCAGGAGATTGTACGCTATATCCAGTAGAATATGATCCAGCATAAACAAATGCTGTTCTAGTAAATCCAGGAATTTCTGAAGATAATAGTTGTACATTAAAGAAATCACCATTAGATACACTTGCTGGTGAATCTACAGTATAAAGATTATATCCAGTATCGTTAACATTAATTTGTAAACCATTTGTGCCATACAATCCTACGGAGACGCCATTTGATAATCCAGAAATAACAGGTTGTTCCGTTGCTTCAGTAAAACTGCTTAGTCCTATAGCAATTTGAGTAGCAAATGAGAAAGCAGCTGGCGTTGTTCCAAATTGTCCAGCAGTAATAACACCCCATAGAGTTTCATAGAATCCAGTTGTAGCAGACGCTAAACCCAATTTAGTATTGAAAATTCTAGACTGACCAATAATATCAGTAGTTGTATATACCAATGCTAGAGTATCAAAATTATTAACTGGAGTAGTAGTTACACCGGCACCCAAAAGAACTCCATTTTTCTTTATCCTAGGAAGAAGACCGCTAGGATCAGCGTCTCCAGGACCACTTTCCACAATAAAATCAGCAGTAGTTTCAAGTCCATCAATTAAATTAGTATTACTTTCATATGTTTCTAATAGATTACCACCAACTACATAAATCCATGTATAACTATCTGGTAGTGAGTCCAATTCTGCTGCTGTGGTAACATTCCACTCAACAGCAGGAAGATTTCCAACAGTAATCTGTGTAGTTTCAGTATCTTCAAAATCAGAAGATGATGTCAATCTAATAGTAAAAGTTTCGCCATTTTCAATAGTAGTACCAATAGCACCATCAACATATGTGCCGCCTTCTACACTAATATCAGCACCATTAGTAGCAGTAATTGATACTGGTACAGTAATACCAGAAATAGTAATCTCTTCACTAAATATTGGCGTACTAATAGGAACATCAACAGCATCTTCCAGAAAAAATACATTTGGAGTAGAATCTGGTGGTGGACCAACATTAATATCCCAATAACTAGTTGTATCACCAACTGTTACTCCGACAGTATATGTAGTAAAATATAGATTACCGGTCGTTGCTCTAATTTGAAGATATTGATTGTTACCAATTTGAGCACCAGTCGTAAATGCTCCACATGATGATGCTGTATTAGAAGTACATATTCTTAAGTCTGACGTAAATCCAGGAGAAGATAACGACACAGGAACAGTTCCGGTAATACCAGTAATTTGTACAATATTTGATAATACTGTTGTCTGAATATCTATACCATCAAGAGTAATGAATGAGAAAGGATCTGGTGTGGTGTCTTGCTGACTAAATTCTATATAAACAGCACCTTCCTCATTAGGAGCAGCACCCTGACCAGATAGAAGAGTGCCATCTAACGGCGTGACATATGATGTGTTGTAAAAAGCGCCACCACCATTACCACCAGTAGAATCTAAATCATTAGTTTGTAAGGTAACACCATCTTCAGTATAAGAAGCAATTAATTCACCAGCAGATCCATTATATCCGCCGCCACCACCGCCAGCGCCGCCACCTTGACCAGATCCATTAGGACCATCATCACCAGGAAGATTTAAATTTACAGTCGTAGTTTGAGTAGATCCATTTGTAATATGGTTTCCATATTGTGTTGATAGTGGCGTGGCAGTATCATTACCAGCGCCACCACCACCGCCGCCGCCACCGGCCATAGCGAGCAAAGTATTATCAGTAAATGTAATGGCAGAAGCACCACCGCCGCCGCCTCCTCCTCCAGAAGCGTCATTAGGACCAGCATTTCCTCCATCGCCGCCATTACAATATCCAAAACCACCGGCACCACCACCTGATGAGCTAGAGTAATCATCTCCATCTTCCCCAGCATCACCAGGATAAACTCTTAATTTAAAGTCCGGATTTCCGCCACTATCAGTTGGCCAAACGCTCGGGGGAATTTCTACTAGAGCTCTAAATATGTTGCCAGCTCCAGCAGGTCCACCAGTACTGTTAGGAACATCCCCACCACCATCTCCACCGCCAGCACCAACTAAAGAAACATAAAATTGTGATCCAGCAAAAGCAGGAAGTGTATACTCAATATAATTAGTAAAACCAACACCAAAATATTTTTGAGTAATAAAATCACCTAATACATTATATTGTCTAGTATAAACCTTAAACGTATCAAATAGAGCATCACCAGCAGAAATATCTTGGTTATTACCAATTCTATATGTCACTTCAGCAAGACCCCCAGATGCTGCAGAAGAATTTTGTCTAACAAATAAAGTATATGTAGTTGTTAAAATAGTGACTGCCGAACCCCAATTTACCTGATCAACACTTAAACTACCAATACCACTAGTAATTGACGCTGTAGTAGCAGCATCTAAACCTCTAATATCAACTTCAGCAACCTGTTCTACTGATGGGTCAGCAAGATATACCGGAGTAGCATGAAATGGATATGGCACAGTTCTCTCATCTCTTGTGATAAGAGTCATTAACACAGATTTATTTGGATATGTTGGGGTTGGACCTCCAGTAGGATTTCCAATTGTAGGATTACCATTAGGAGGACCTTGAATTGTAACTTTAGATGTCTGCTGAGCTTCATAAGTAATAGATGCTTTTAACTTTAAGTTAATAACATCATTCTGCTGAACCGTAAGTTGTTGTACCCAAGATCCCGTATTATTTTTTCTAATAAAACCACCAGTACCATCAATGATGGCATTCATTTTAACGCCAATACCATTCAATAATGCTACCGTATTTTGAGCAGTTGCTGGACTACTATTTGATAAATTTTGATAAGGTGTTTCTAAATTATTATATGCCCCAGAAGTGTACTCTGTTCCCAATCCGGTGACATTAAAGTCAGCAAAATACATGAACCCAGGTTCAGCTCTATTATGTACATCATCAGCAGAAACTAGTACTTTTTCATACTCAATAATTTGTAACTGAGCTGTTTGTCCACCAGCACTAATAGTAACATTATCACCAATAGAGTATCCATAACCAGGATCTACAATAATCAAATTATTGAAACCATCATTAGTTAATCCGACAACCATACTGTTACCAGAACCACCACTTACATTATAATTATTGCCAGCAACAAATCCACCTGTGGGTTGTGGTCCAGTTAATGTAAGTTTGGCACCATAGGTAAAAATTGGTTCGGCATAAACTAATTCTGGATATCTATCTACCTCCGTCCATGATTGCCAATTATCAGTAACCGAACCAAGAGTTTGAGTTACTTGATAAGTACCAGATCCATATGTACCACCAGCTGTATTTTCATATCCACCAGATAAAGTATCGCCAGCAACAGCAAATACATTTAATGTTCCAGAACGTTTTTGAGTATTATTAGGACCAACTCTTAGTCTAGTGTAAAGAGTATCACCAAGAACTAATTGAGCACCAATAGATTGAGTCCATGTATATTGATCAGCAGAAATATAAAGTTGACTGGTAGAAGTAGCTCGTAATACAACATCACTATCAATACCAGTAATATTAACCGTGTCATATATCCAACTTGGTCCACCATCACCAGCAGCCCAAATAGTATCAATTAATGTAGATCCTTGATAAATTTTAACATATCTAAAAGCATAAGCATCGTTGGCATTTAGATTAGCATTTTTTATGCTATTAGGAACACTACCCTGAAATTCTGGACTTCCACCACTCGATCTAAGTTGTATTTCTAAATCTGATATTTTTTCATTACTATTCAGATTTACTGTTACATCATGCCAAGATCCCTCAATAAGATCATAGTCACCAGAGTAACCAACAACAGTTGGGATTAATTCAGCATCTCTAGTCGTAGATCCATCATTTAATCTAACGAAAAATGTCTCAGTTGAGTTATTAGGTCTTTCACCACCATTGCTATCACTACCAGAAATAACATTAAATACTAATTTAGTTGCTTTTGAAGTATCAATATCAAGTTCAGCAATTCTAGAAGCAACGTTTGGTGATGAAAATGATCCCATCATCAAATAATCAGAACCATCTGGTGTTACAAATCCACCAAGTTCGCCAGTTCCGGGTCCTCCATAAACACCATCACCAGATCCTATTATTGATGTGCCAGTAAATGACCAAGGTATGGTATATGTAGCTTTTTGATCTACAGCATCTGTAAATGAATACTGTTGAATATCTTGATCTTGTGCTCTAGTTGTAATACCCCATGTTCTAGAGAATGATGTAGATGGTTGACCAATACCAGTACCAAATGTCTCATCACCTACATTAAAAGTAACTAAAGTAGCGGTAACATACCAGTTAGGAACTGTTACTCTAAGTTGAATTTTATCTCCTGGTTGTAACCCACCTGTACCATTAGCAACATTGGCACTAATTGATGTTCTCCACGAATCAAAAGCACCAGCTCTGTAAATTCTAAACTGTGCTGTAGTATTGTTTGTATTGCTATTCTTAGGACCGTTAGATACAGCAGAAACGCTAGCAGGAATTGGAATTTCAATGCTAGAAATATCAATTACTTGAGAATAATATGTGGTATTTCTCTCGAATGTTGATGTACCACCACTACTACTAGTACCATTAAAAGCACCAGAAAATCCAGATTGATTGATAAAAGAAAATGATGCTGGTAAAGCATCAGGAATCTTAGTTCCAAATGTAATACCATCTGGATCTGTTCCAGTACCAATTTGCACATTAACTGTAACTTGGGTATTCCAAGTAGATGGCGTTGGATACCTTACTTGAACAAACTGTCCAGGTGATACATTGACAGGGGTACTGCTAAATGGCATTGATTACTACTCGATCACGTGCTATTCCTATTGGTTATTTAGGTCAGACTGCCTGACATTAATCCAAGGACCATTATCAATTCTAACTTGGATTGGTTTATCTGAGGTAATTTCTTGAGTTGCATTACCATCAACTTTAAAAATTTTTGATTTATAATGAGGATTTTCAGGATTTAAATTATATACCACAGGAAATTTACTCATAACGTACTCCAATAATGATTTGCCATGTTTTGAAACAACGAATTTTCCCCAGAAATATCATCTCCCTGAGAAAAATATAGAGACATTGTATTAGAAGAAACTTCTTCGCCATCCACAATATTTTTGATTATTTTTCTAACCCCTACTTGCTTTAGCAAAGGTCTAATTTCAATAGCATCTACAACTTCAGTTCTTTCTAATGCCATTTTAAATTTCTCTTACATTTTGCCATTCGCCATTATTTATGCTGATCTGGGCATCAGGATCATCGACTTTTATTTCTTGATCTATTTCAATTTGATCCATTGGAATTTGACCAGTTGTCGTAAATTCGGTAGGAAGATTAGCTATCAAATCAATATCTTCATAAGGATATTTATTAATAGTACTACTAAGATCAAATCCTTCTTTAATTGTTGGTGCTTTAGTTGTAAATGTAACATTTATAGATCCATTTTCTGTTTCTACTACTACTGTTTTAGTATTTGTCTTACCAAATTCAGATCCAGCAGGTAAACCAGAAGTATCTGTATTAAATGGCATTGTAACTGTCTTTAACTGAACTGCTTGTCCATTAGAAAAACTTCTAGTAGAAGAAAATGCTCCAGAAAAACCAATAAAACTAACAGACTCCGAAGTTGATACCTCAGTAATCATATCTACACCACTTATAGTACCAATAACAACAGTAACTGTTGTACTAGGCTCTAAATTCAAAAAAGATGTGTTCCAAGTATTTGTTGGGGTATTATCATTTCGAGAAGAAACAGTAATATTATCAGTATCACTTCCGCCGGAGTTAGAAAGAGTTAAAAAATATGATCTCGTTGCCGGTGATGTGGATGGAGCATCTGATTGAGGTAAATTAGTAATATCTAAAGTGCCGAAAGCATCAACATCAAACGATTCTCCAGCATCACTCGTTATCGTGCCAGTAATATCCCCATATCCATCACTATCCCAATTCAACTCAGTAGAATATAATGGAGTTCCTCCTAAACTATTTTGTGGATTCGGATCAGCAAAAAATTCAGTAATTTCTGGCGGTGGTGGTATAACAGTTATTGTCACACATTGTTCATCACCAATTCCACCAAGTCCGGAAGGAATGCCACAATATGTTTCTGTAGGTACTGAAGCTGGTAATGGTGTTACTGTTTCATTTCCAGCACCAGCGGTACTAGTAATTGCCGGACTACCAGAAGTCCAAGTTACAGTGCCACCATCTCCAACTGTAGACCAAATTATGTTAACCGAATCAAACAAATCAATAGTTGATACTCCCTCAGCGTCTTCGACACTAGTTGATACTGTGAGAACTGGTGGGTAATAAACAATAATAGTTATAGAAGTAGTATCTGTTCCCGAAGCATTTGTCGCTGAATATACATATTCTGTTTCTATAGTTGGAGAAAATGTTTCCGTTCCACTGACTCCAGGAATTGCACTATAATTACTTAAATCAGTAGAAACAATATCAAAACCATCTGTATTCCATCTTAAAAATAAAGACTCACCCTCAATAATAGTATTATCAGTTAAAACATTACCATTACTATCTACTATATCGAGAGTTACTACAGGAGGAGGGAGAATAACAGTAATTGGTCTATTAGCATTGGTTGTTCCAGAAGGATTTGTTGCTGAATAAGTATATGTCGTATCATAATCTGGAGTTACCACAACATTACCTGATGTACCTGGGTTTGTAACAATAACATTACCATTATTGTCCACAAGAGAAGTACTGGTGATATCATTACCAGTTGCAGATGCAGACCATGTTAGTTGAACTGATCCTGGTCTAGTAATAGTATCACTAGAGGCATTTGACGTTAAAGATACTACTGGAGGTATGATTTGAACAGTAATTGTTTCAGTATCACTAGTAGTACCAGCATAATTTGTTGCCGTGTAAGTATATGGCGTTGTTACACCAGGAGTTACTGTTGTAGTGCCGGATAATCCCGGAGTAGTAACACCAGTCATACTAGTATCGGTAATATTATAACCAGAAGGGTTGGAAGAAATGGCAGACCATGTAAGATCTACAGATTGACCTTTAATTATTGTATTGTCAGCATCATTTGAAGTAAGAGATACTACTGGCAATTGAATAACAGTAATTTCTCTATTAGCACTCGTAGTTCCGGAAGGATTCGTTGCTGAGTATGTGTATGTTGTTGTATTAGATGGAGATACTGTAGTAGTTCCAGAATTTCCAGGACTACTAACACCAGTCATTGTAGTGTTAGTAATATCATTACCAGTAGCAGATGCTGACCATGTAAGATTTACAGGGTCTCCTATAGCAATAGTATCATCAGTAGCATTTGAAGTTAAAGATACTACTGGAGGTATGATTTGAACAGTAATTACTTGTGAAGCACTAGAAGTTCCATATGGATTTGTTGCTGAATAAGTATAAGTTCTTGTAGTTGAGGCAGCTGGAAAATATAAACCACTACCTCCTGGACTAGCAACAGCAGTAGATACAACTCCACCAATATCTTGTACAAAACTATATCCAGTTATACCAAAACCACTACCAGAATAAGTAAGAGTTAATGACTGACCTTTAATTGGTGTATTATCACTGGTAGTTAAGGATACTGTTGGTGGTACTGGAGGAGCATATCCAGTCCAATCCATTGCTACACCATATGGACCACCATTATTAACATGTTCAATCCGTATAGTATGTTCACCAGCACTAATAATGTCTGCTGTGGTTAAAGAAGTATTGGTGGTATAAGTGTTAAGTGAAAATTGAAATACATTGTCAATGTATACGTCAGCAGCATTATCTACAGCTGTCTTGAATATTTGTCTCCCTTCATTGTTAATATTAATTTTCCATTCAATTGATCTAGTAACGCTAGTGCCTTCAGGTTCTTGACCACCTACGTTAGTATTAGTTAAAAAAGTAGTCCAGGCATTATTTGGATCAGATCCCTGAGCTCCTACAAAATTATCAAGTTGAGGAGATCTAGTGGTCCAATTACTATCTGATGTAACAATTTGAGCCTCATAAGAAATTGTAATAAAAGCACTATCAGAACTAGAAGTTTCAAGAGTAGAAGTACTACGATGATATGAAGTGTTATAAAATCCAGCACCACCAGCACCGCCATGACCACTACCATCATTACCAGCGTTGTAGGCATATCCAGGAGCAAACGTTCCTGTAGTGCCACCAGGAAATCCCCCGCCAGCGCCTCCACCGCCGCCATTCCATGCAGCACCAGAATTCTGTCCAGCAGCACCATTAGATCCGCCACTAGTGTTAATATCAGAAGATGTTAGTCCAGGAGCATCAGTAGCACCACTATAACAAATACACGCTCCGCCGCCACCACCGCCAGCACCAGCTAATACAGTATTACCAATACGAATAGCAGTAGCTCCGCCACCGCCGCCACCGCCGCCAGCATTCCATCCACTTTCACTATCGTAGGAACCATTATTACCACCACGTCCACCATTCCAATATCCACCACCACCATTTCCACCAGTATCTCTATTTCCGCCAACACCAGATCCATTGTTACCCATCTTTAAGGTGAGTGTTGAACCTGCAACTCCAATTAAAGATCCAGATATTTTTTGTCCTCTAGCACCGGCACCACCAGAAGATCGGTTAACACGAGTATTACATGGACCACCAGCGGCACCTTTACCGCCATGAATAATATATGTAACATTAGCAGCATCCGAAGGGATAGCATATGAAGTGTTAGATGTAAATGTTTGAGATGGCATTATATACTCCTAGCGTTTTGCCAACCACCACCATTAATACTCACCTGAGCGCCTGGTTTGTCAACTTTTATTTCCATATCAATCTCAATATCATTAGCATTAACTTGAGCCGACGTAAGGAATTCGGTCGGAGTGTTTGTTACAAAATCAATATCTTCATAAGGATATTTATTGATATTATTAGCATAGTCAAAATCCTCGTTAATTCTAGGCGCTCTAGTTCCTACTGTTACATTAAATGATCCACTAGGAGTGGTCACAGTAATTGTCTTAATATTCTCTTTCCCGTAAATCCCGGTTTCTCCAGAAATATCGGTATTAAATGGTAATGTAGTAGTTCTTAATTGTATTGTATCGCCATTATTAAAAAGTTTAGTCCCAGCAAAAGATCCTGAATTACCAATAAAGTTACCAGACCCAGACGTTGATATCGAAGTGGGCATATCAACACCACTAAGTGTTCCTAATCCAAGCGTAACTAAATTAGATGGATCTAAATTAGTGAATGAAGTTGTCCAAGAATTACTAGGTGTATTATCATTACGAGCATTGACAGTTTTTGTCTGAGTGACAGTACCACCATCATTAGATGCTGATACAGTGTAAGATCTAGATGATGGACTTGTGCCATTAGCATTTGATTGTGGTAAATTTGTTATATTTACAGGCGAACTACTCCACGATTCCCCAGCAGAACTAGTAAGAGTTGAACTACTAGCAAAAGAAGTAGTCCAAGATATAGATGTAGTATACTTTGGAGTGCCACCACTACTATTTTGTGGATTTGGACTAATATTAAAAGTATTAATTTGAGGAGCTGCTTCTGACCAACTAACACTAACACTACCATCACTCGCTGTTTGACCAGGCGAATAAGATATGGCAGTAATTAAACTACTTTTATAACTAGATCCCCCAGCGGCACCGCCGCCGCCACCATTCGAGTTATCTTGTCCGGGACCACCACCGCCACCACCATTATCTCCGCCGCCGCCACCGCCGCCACCGCCACCATCGGTTCCACCAGGATCTCCTCCAGTACCTCCATTACTAGGAGTGACTGAACCTACACTAGCAGCATTTAGTGATTGATTTCCTGCACTACCGCCATTTTTGTTGTCAGAAGCACCGCCGCCGCCGCCAGATCCAGCCATACAAATAGCATTGACGCCATTAATCCGAAGACCTGAGGCACCTCCACCACCTCCACCACCTCCAGAGTAAGGAGGATCTCCGGCATTACCACCACTTCCACCACTAGCCATACCACTTCCGCCGCCGCCACCAGCAGCATTTGGTTGACTATCTACACCATTTCCCCCATTATTGCCAACAAAAATTGTGAGTGTTCTAGCAACATAATTTTGATCAATACGAAAACCTTGTGTTGTAGTAGTTCCTCCTTGACCACCTTGGGCATCTGCATCAGTTCCTCCTCTGCCGCCTCTTGCACCACGAGCTTGAACAGTAATATTGTAAGCATTGTTAGGAATACTAAGAGTATATGTGCCAGGACTGTTGTAACTAGATGTAGGCATATCAGGTACTCCTCACATCGACCCATCCGGTGCCGTTAATATTAATTTGAGTATTACCATCACTTGCTTTAAATTCAACAGGAATGTCGATATCATTCATCTCCAATTGAGCAGTCGTGATATTTTCAGTAGGAGTATTTGATATCAAGTCAATATCTTCATATGGATACTTGTTAATATTATCAGGATAATCAAAAATTTCTTCAATTATAGGAGCTTTTGTTGTTATAGTTACTATTATATCATAATTAGGAAAACTTATCGTTACTGTTTTACTATTTGTTGCTCCAGATGTTCCAGAAGTATCTAGATTAAATGGCAATGTAGTAGTCCTTAATTCAAGTGTTTCTCCGTTATTAAAACTTTTAGTTCCGCTAAAAGATCCACCGTTACCAACAAAATTACCACTACCAGCAGCAGAAACGGTAGAAGGGGCATCGATACACGCCATTGTACCCAAGTTGAGAGTAACTAGAGTAGATGGTTCTAAATTTATGAATGAAGTTGTCCAACTATTTGTAGGTTTATCATCATTATAAATGTTAGTGCTTTTTGTTTCGGATATGGTACAACCATTAGGACTTGTTGTTGTCATCGTCCATGTTCTAGATACCGGAGATCCACTTCCACCACAAGGATTTGAATTACCTCCACATATAGTGGCACTACCACCTGAAGCTGAAGAATTGGTTCCAGGACCTGTTTTACTATACGTAGTTCCTCCTGGTCCAGATCCAGACCAATTTGTAGATACACAATTAGTTCCAATAACCTCGGTCGGAGCAGACATACTAGCAGTTACTGTTTCAGAAAAACTATTATTGGAGACAACAGTAATTTCAAATTCAGCATTGGCATCATTACCATCATTATCGAGCATTTGAATTTTTGAATTACTGACTGATTTAAAATCATTCAATAATCCACCAAAAGACAATCCATATGTTCCGGGCCCGACATTATTTAAAGTCTTAGTAACAGATCCATCTTCACCAGGAGAGTTCCACGTTTGTCCTAATAAGCCAATAGTATCAATAGCATCACCATAGTCATCTGGGTTATCTCTCCACCCTAATTTTAGGGTTACATTGGCATTTCCCGTACCACTAACCACAAGGTTAGCTGATGATCCACTACCGCTAAACTCGGCGCTGATACTAGAAGATTGATTACACGTTTTGGAAGCCATATCAGATCTTGATTATGTATTCTACTAAAATATATGGAGGTGTAGCCTCATCAAGTTTTTTAATATTATTTGTAGTTAAATTTACTGTTGATTCTAAACCAAAAGCAGGAATATTTGTATTAACAAAAGTATATTTTAAGTCATTATTAGCAGCAACTTCTGTTGAAGATGGAAAATCAATAAGGTGAGCATGAGAAACAATAGCACTAGCTCCTGTTGGTGATTGAATAGTAATTAGTTCGTTAGATCCTTCATTTTGTCCATCATTACCACCTTGAGAAGCTCCAGTGCTAGCTCCCACAAAAATAGAGTCAGACCAATTTCCTAGATAATTAAAAATACCAACACCAGAATCATGACCATGAGATTGGAAATTTAGATCTGATAAAAAAGCATTTAAAGTTCTGCCTGTTGTTGTCGTTGTTCCAAAAGAAGGATTTCCAATAAATTCTATGTTTCCGGGTGAGATAATTTCAAATTCTCCTGAATATGTAATTTTTGTAGTTGTACCAATAAGAGATACTACATCAACTTCAGCACCAACTCTATAAGGTTTGGTGGAGTCTTCATTCGTAACTCGGTCATTTAAGTAAGCACCTGAAGCATTGCCACCTTGAATATATTTAGATCCAATATCAGGTAATACAAATTGATTATTAGTTACTTCTTGTTCTGCTTTTTTAAATTTAGAATTATTACCTACTCCCAACACTTGAGCAAGAATTGGAAATTCAACAGCAGATCTAATAGAACCATCACATCTCAAATATCCAGCAGGAAGTTTATTCCCCCAGTCTCCTTGATCAGGAACATTAACATCAGGCAACTTAATTGGATAAGGTAAGATGGTTCCTGTTACTCCACCGTACCTCGCTCTTTCGTTAGTGTAATATACGGGCATTTTAATAAGCTCTAATTAAATTAGTAATAGTAACAGAAGCAACTCTAGTCGTAAAAGTAATTTGTAAAGCACCAGCAATAGAATTAGGCGTTACATTAGGTTGTGCTAAGACACTCAATTGTTCTAGAACGTTAATATTTGAACCATCATATACAATATTGAATGTTCCATCATGATCGTGTGTTTCAATAACATCTTGAACCCCTCCCCCTGCCAAACTATCATTTAAAAATGAGATACCAGCGTGATTAAATAGTGTTTTTGTAATTCCATGCTCATTATCTGATCCAGCATTTCCTGGATCAAAGTTAGGACACTTCACTGATTGAGTGCTATCAGAAAAAGGAATTCTATATCCAGGAGCAAATTTACCATCAACTATCAAAGCAGCCATATCAGCATCACCACTAGCAGATGTAGCGCCAGTACCATCTCTCAAGTTTTTCTGGCTAGTAAACCACGATTTACCTACACCATGTCCAGTAGCGTTAGTCAGAAAAGGAATATGTTCATTAACAGGCAAACTACCACCAACCGAAGCAATAGCATACCTACCAACACCTTGTTGAAATGGGCAGTTATCTAAAGCAGTAATATTTTGTACTGGATTATCAGTGCTGCCAATATAAAATCCAGTTTCAACCTCAGAACTACCAGCACAATCAAGGCTTGTACCTTTGGGGCAAGGGGGTAATCCAAAGTATCCATTTGGACATGGATCTACTCTATTAAAAAATTCAGTGAACTTTACTTGAGGTGTAGCAAACACACCAACACCCCTACCAGGATTTTCTCCAGCATCACCAGTATTAGTAGTTGTGTATGTACCTTCGTGAAAATGTTGTGGAAAATGTTCTCTTCCCAATTTTCTAGGAATAACAAAAACTTCCTTAATAGAGAAACCAGGAATAATAGATTGACCTGTAATTACACCCTCAAAATAAGAATTACCAACTTTAGTAACAGTAACTGATATATCATTAGCAGTAGAACTTCCTCCATTAGCAGAAAAAGTAGATCCAGGGACAGTTAATTGGTCTCCAACTTCATATCCAGATCCTTTTATCTTAGGAATAATATCATATGTATTGTCAGTATTAATAACTACAGTAAATGTAGCCCCACTACCAGTTACAGCAGAACCATCATCGGCGTTCGTGCCATTATTAGCAGTAACATTTTGAAAAATTTGTGCTGTTAAAACTGTAGGAGCTGTACCAGAAGTAATAATACTAGTAATAGTACCAGCCGGATCCGGTGTATAAGTAAAGTTTAAATCTGTTTTAGCATTAATAACATTTGGTGGACCTAAATCTCCAGGTTCAAATCCAGGTACAGAATCTCCTAAAAAATCTTGTACAACTGTTAAAGCATCTGAATTGTCGAGAGGAGAAGGAATTATTCCATTAGTAGAATCATATACCCCAAAATATGAAGTAGAAATATCTGCTAGTGATTTATTATTTGTTTGTGGTAACCTAAAAGTACCACTATAATTTGGAAAATTTCCAGTAAAATTTGTTCCACCATAGGTATCTCGTAAGATACGTGCTAATAGTGGGTAATCTGATGCGTTGAGCTCGGCACCATTACATAATAACCATCCATTCGGAATCTCCGATACGTTTCCTCCCCATGGTTGTGAAGAACCAATAGGGAGGGCTCTTTGGGTTTTAATTACGTTATATCCTGCCATTAGATTTCCATTAACCACCAACCTTGTGCTGTCGATGGGGCTCCAGTTGTTGTGTTATCATAATTTGTGCTACCTAGGTAAATAAGACCTAAAGCAGCATGAGCAGTTTGAACAACCAATTCACCACCATCGTAGTTAATACTACTTAGGTCAGGAGTATTACCATTTGTGATATCTCCTTGAACAGCAACATTATCCTTAGCTCGTATTCTTAAAGTTACGTTATAAGTTAGATTTCCACCAACATCAACGATTCTAATCATATCTCCAGTAACTGGATTTTCGGGTAGTTTAAGAGTGACATCAGAAGAAGGAGCAACAAAGTAGTTAACGTTTCCTTCCATATCAAATACTTCTTCGCCAGCACCAACAAATTCCCACTTTCTAGCACCATTTGGAGTGAAGAATCCTTCCTGTCCAGCGAAGTTCATAGAACCATCAATTTCAACTTCAAATAGTTCTTCAGGAACTTTTGCTTTCAAGAAGGTTAGATTTACTCCACCATTAGTAATAGTTCCTGTGGTATGTGTTGGAGGGACAGTACCAAGATTACCATTACCAACAGCGACGTAAATGTTGCCGCTATAGAAAATAGTATCTCCATCTTCAATAGCGCCTCCAATTGTCCATTCAGGAGATTGATCAATTTTATTAAGTTGTAAGTTACCACCATCAATCTGTAAAGGACCAGCGATATTGGATTCAGTAGTACCTTGAACAGTAAGATTACCAGAAATCGTCAAGTTACCTGTACTATTTTGTAAGATAAGTTTTTGATCGCTAGTAGAAGCACCTGTGACTAGGAAGTCACCACTCCTCACTGTCGTCAATCCAGTTTCAGCATCAACTGTAAATAGATCACAATTCGGTCCACTAGCACCAAAGTCTCCCTTAAGGCAAGTATCTCCAGTAGCAGAATCAACCATAAATGTAGTTACTGGTGAAGAACCACCCGTAGTAATGCTCAATACCTGAGAATTAGCAGTTGTAGATCCAATAAGAGTGAAATTAGCATTCACTGTCATATCACCAGCAACATTAACCTCGCCAGTTGTAGAATCTACACTAAACTGTTCAACAGGGTCCTGATCAGAACCATCAGTAACAACAAGTCTTTGGGGAGATGTTGTATTGATATCGGTAATGATTGCTAATTCAGAATCAGTGAATCTTAAGATATCTCCTGCTCCAACTGTGCCAGAGAATTCTCCAGTATTGACATCTGCTAGAGTTCCTCCATTAGCAGAAGGAAGTCCACCAACATCATCAACGAAGCTAACATTATTTGCTAGATCATATCTAATTAATAAAGCGTTATCCGGGTGATCTGTTCTCAAGAACTTATAAGAAGAAGATTCAGCGCCAGATGGTAAGTTTGCTGGAGTACCAGTAACCATTCCCCCGGTGTTAGCATCACGTTGGTTCATCGCTCTTTTGACCATCACACGTAGTGAATCGCCAGAAACGTTATTGAGGTTTGTAAGTTCAGTAATTTCAACAAGTTCACTATACTGTTCACCAACAGGAGAATCACCTTGAGTTGAATCACCTCCACTAAATTTAACACTGCCAGCAGAAACACCGTTAGCAAAACTCTTACTTAGTGTTAAAGTTGTACCAGCAATAGTCGTAATCTTAGCATATTGTGTACCATCAGCAAAAGTAGCAGAAGAAAGAGGATCAATACGTACCCAACTATTAACTGTATCAAAGTTAGATACGTCACTAGCACTAGTAATTACGTTACTACCAGAAGTTACATTAGCAGTAAAATCTGTTGGATCAAAAATTGCTAAAATAGAACGATCAATGAGAAGGAAAGCACCAACAGTAAAGACGGTCGTTGTACTAGGAGTAGCAAATGGTAGATAGTATTCATCAATTGCTGCCGTTCCTCCTACAGCATCTGTTGATCCTCCATAGAAACTAGACTGAGTGTCAATAAACTGAGAAATTTCTGTCTTACTAAAGAGGTCAATATTAGGAACATCAGCACTACCCTGAACATGTGAAGGAGAATCAGTAGAGAATGAACCTCTACGTACTTCAAACTCACCAGAATTAAGTCCGCCCGACAGTGTTACATCACCTTCAAGTGTAGAAGCAGATTTAACAACAAGACTATTACTAATCTGAGTAAATCCACCCTGAGCACCAATGAAAGTTCTTGAAGCAGCACTACCAATATACAACTTAGAAGTTGTAACAGTGAATAGATTAACTTGCTGAGCAGGTGAACTTAATGTAGCAATTCCAGTGCCAGAAACTAATGCTGTTCCGATACTTAAATCACCATCAACTTGAGTAAATCTAGTTTGTAATTTAGTAACAGAACCATTTACTAAAGAGTTAGACTGTTTAGAATAAGCACCACCAATTCTGATAACCGAAACAGAAGTTGTGCTCGTTAAGTCAGAAGTACCAAGAGAAATAATAGATGATGTACCTCCACTATGGACTCTCAGTATACCGTCATCAGTAAATGTACCAATGTTAATTTCTTGATGTTGAGCAGAAGGAGAAACAGTAATAATTTGAGGAGAAGCTTCTGTGGTATCACTACCAGAGACAGAGTTACCTATAAACAAATTCTTCGCTTCAGAAGCAAAGTATACCGTTGTGGCACCGCCATCAATCAAACTAAACGATGTTGATGTGGTAGATAGAGATCCACCATTAACTGCTAAGTTTTCATCTAAAGTAACATTTTCAGTAATTTTAGCATCGCCAACAACAGTTAACGTATGATTTGTGTTGCCTTCAGTAACATTGATGCCAACTCTGCCGCCAGGAACAGTTCTAGCATTACCATTTGACTGAAGACCATTAGTTGTAGAAACTCTAAACGTGGATGTATCATTAGGTAAGGCAGAATTTCCACCAACTAATAGAGCATTATTTTCTTCTAAGAAAGTTCTATTAGCAAGTAATGGTTGAGTATCGTATCCATTAGAAGCAAGTGTTTTGCCACTAATAAATGCCGTACCTACAACATCTAAGTTTGCTCTTGGTTCTACAGCAATAGATACAAATCCTTTCTGATAATCAGAATGAGCAGATCTAGCAAGAGTATTAATACCTAGTTTGTAATCACCATTAGTATCAGTGTCAGTTCTTAAAGTTTCGGCACCCAATACACCAGTTTCAGTCCACTTACTCAAGGAAACAGAAACTACAGCTGCTACTGCTAAAGTCGAAGGATCATCAACAGAACTAGTCTCAATAATTACTGGCGCTTGTACTTGGAAATAAGATCCAGTTACTGCTGTAACAGTTCTAATACCGTTAACATTAATAAATCTGCCATCTAGATCAGAAATCTTAACAATAGATCCGAGAACAATATCAAGATCAGCAGGAGCAGTTCCAGTTACAGTATTAAATTGTACTAAAGATCCTCCCATAGCAGTATGAGAAGCAAGACCAGCAGTTACTGGGTTGTAGAAGTTAGCATAAATCCAACCCAATGATCCAGTTCTACCAACTTCTTCGCCTTTAAGTAAAATATCTCCAGAAATAGGTTGAGCAGTTCCAAATTGAACGGCAAATCCTAAATCTGAATTAGTTTGATTCGGCGTAGCATTACTGGGAGTATTACCAGATCCTTGATTAACATGTGTTCTGATGCTGTAATCTTGACCAGAAAGTAAAGTGCTACCACGTGGATTAAGTCTGTAGATAGCAGAGAAGATCTGATTCTGATGAATAACTACATTACCTTCAGAAGCAATCGTAGATCTACTAAAAGCACTAGAGTCTAAAGTTAAATCTCCACCAGCGTTAGAGTCAACATTAGCAATAACAGTAAAAGCATTTGGTTCGTCATCGTCAACATTAATTGTTACTGGATTGTTGAATAAAGCATTACCATCAACGGTAATTTCTTGCTCAAAAGCAACAGGAAGTTCAAATGTTGTGACCAAACCACCGATATCTCCACCATCATCATCAGATGATAGTAGTTCTGCTTTCTCAAGGAACGTCTCTTCGCCTGTAATAGCGTTGATCTTACGATTACCAATATAGAGGTCACCGTTAGAGTTTAGACCCGTGTAGAAGACGATACCGCCATTTTCACGTTTTGCCTGAGCGTAGAAATCTTGAATGTCTGATAGAACAACTTCCTGACGAAGTGGGAAACCAGTTGAGTAGTTACCAGGACCAAATCCAAGATACTCAAATGTGTGGTTACCAGATCTAGCAATCGAAGGACGACGTAGTTCGACGTATAGTTTGTTCTCTGTTGGATATACAGAATCACCAGAAATAGGAATCAAACGATCTTCAGAACCGGAAGCAGCGTTACCACTTTGTGCTTCAATAGCATTAGTGGTATACTCATATCTGCTTAAAGCAGGGTTCTCGATGAAGTCAAGAACAACTTCTTTAGTTTCACTATTCTTGAAGTCGTTAGTAGTGACGAGACCATGAACAAAGTTATCAGCAGCACAGACCGTTGGGTCAGTATCAAGAATTGTTGTATCTCTAGTATTATCGGGACGAATTTGGAACCACAAGGGATCATTCTTGTAATCCAATGGATATAGTTGACCGATAGGTTGAGAGAACTTAAATCCACGGAAGTTAGTACCAACTCCAGGACCTGTTGGGAATAGAGAAATATTACCTTTAATACAAGTTAGATAGTAAATACCTTCTTGCTGATTAGGAATACGACGCTTGATCTCTTCGATATCAAAGATATAGAAGGTATCTTCAATCTGACCAGCATCTTCTACAACAGAAATTTCATAGTCATTACCATCATCATCAGTAATAATATCGCCGGGTGTCATGGTAAGAACATTCGAGTTCTTATCGCTGTAAAGATAGTCTTTTCTATCAGACTTACTTAACGAATCATCAGGTGAACCAACACTGTTGGGTTTTGCCTGTAGAGTAGCATAAATTAGAACTTGATTGCCATTACCATCTAATACAGGATCGTTGTCAGCATCTAAGACTGGTTGCGAGAAGGTAGTAGCAGAATTTTTATCATAACGAACAACATCGCCATCTAGTCCCTTAAGAACTAGATAATGCTCATCTGTACCATCTGGGTTAAAGTAACCTTGTACAAAAGCAAACCCTGAAGAGAATCCATTCCAAGTAATTTTATTAAGTTCAGTAGAAACCGAAGTGTTAATTCGGAAAGATCCACTTCCACCTTGAGGAGCATTAATTCGTACAGTTACAAACTGTTCATTTCTTACAGAATCATCCGTAATAGTAAGATCAAATACGGTTAGTTCTAGATAATTAGTACCACTTAAATTAACTTGTCTAGCAGATTGAATACTAAAAGAAGTTTTAGAAGCAACTCTATCAGAAGTAATTTTCTTAACTTGAGTATTTAAATATGGATCATATTCAAAATTAGGATCAAGTGAAGAAGCAGGAAGACCTAATTGCTGAGCAAGTGTGCCACCAGCAGTTAGTTGAATTTGAGTTTCAAACAGAGCAACATTAGCAAGACCAGAAGCAGTGGGTTTTAGAAGAATTCTTTGTGGTAAAAGTTTTCTAGTTTCATCAGTTCTTGCCTTGATAACAAATCCATTTAAAGGATCACGTACACCATCAGCATACTTAGGAATTACGTAACGTAGACGATAGATTCTATCTAAAGCAGTTCTTTCATCATCAAGACGCTTAAATGAGGTGTTCTTAGAACGAGCATCTTTGAGATCTTGACCGATCTCATTCATTCTTGCTTGAATATTTACAGCAGGATCATAAGCATCTGTAGTTTGAATGTACCACTGACCAGTAGTAGTCTCTTGCTGATCCACGGGCAAAGCACTATCATCTCTGGTTGGATCAAACTTAACAGGAGAGACACGCTTATTAGCAAAGACGTAGAAATTTGAACCAAAACTAGGAGCAAAAGTAATTCTAGGAGAACCAGCTACTGCCTCTGCTTTAGTGTTGAATACAGCAAATGTTTTGGGTGTTACAAATCTAACGTAGTAGTACTTGTTAGTATCTACTTCAGAAGTTACACCAGAATCAGTAATCTGAGGAAGAGTAGATCCAACTCCAAATGTTCTAAAGAAAATTTCCTGGACAACATTTTCATTTCCAGGAACATCAAAGACATGAGGAACATCTGTCTCAATAACGTCGGTCAATCCAGTCGGGAAGTTACCAACATACTGATAAAGATTATAAGATTCATCAAGAACAAATTGGTTTACAGCAATTTCTACATCAAAGTCAACAGATTCAGTCTCTGGAGAATACATGTAAATGCCAGCGGCAGCATTTTCTTTAGTAGTCGCTAGAAGTAACTTGGTTGTATTGGTCTTTTCAAAAACATTAGGATATGTAGTTCCATCAGAATAATCTTCTGGTTCAGTAGATCT